AATAAAAAGGATATGTCTACTACTTGCAACAAGTGTAATTGCGACCCCTGCATATGCAGCAGATGTAGGAGGAGTTAGTGCAACTGCTAATCCAATAGCAAACTCTTCTGGCTCAGTAACCAATCAAGCTATACAGGTTCTCCAAGGTCCATACATAACTAACACCTATGGTAGTGGTATACAGTGCCAAGGTGCTACCATGAACATCACTCCCTATGTTACAGGAGGAATGGCTTTTAAGCGACCTTATGAGGCATACTATGATGAGCCAGTGTATGATGTTCATGATGCTGATGACGATGGACAGATAGACAATCCAGGAAATGTTTTATATTATATGCCTACAAGAACTAATCAGTCAGATAGTTATAACGTATCATTAGGTCTCTCTGCTACTTGGTCACGACCATTAGATAAGAAACTACAACAACAATGTAAGGATGCAGCACAAGCAAGTATCAATCAAATGGTACAGTTGACTGCGAATAAAAGATTGGACTTTGAATTGGCTCGTCTTAAAAACTGTGGTGAACTTATGAAGGCTGGAGTAATGTTCCATCCTAAGTCACCTTATGCATCTGTATGTGCTGATGTTGTATTGGTTCAACCTGCTGGTGTAGTAGTTCCTCATATGCATAGTCTTGGTACTAATCAAACTAAAGAAGAACCACCTAAAGAAGAAACTAAAAAAGTAGAAGTTCAAGCAAATGGAACTGCAGAATCGTTAGGAACATTCTCTATTGGTAATATCAAAGACTGATGAGTATACCTAGAATTAGAGTTAATAGATTGAATGCCCAAAACATTCAAGTTGTTGAAAACTATACTAATGATATTCCAAATGTTTATGTCCCAGCTTGGATGTATAGACAACCCAATGTTGATAACTTAATTCCACCAGTAGTAGTTAATATTGGTAATCCTGTTGTGGATATACCTGGTTGTGTAAAGATGCACAAAGATAATAAAAAACATAAGACTGGTGTTCCTATTGATAAAGATCTAGTTGAGAATGATTCTAAAAATGCAATGACACTTTGCCCCGATGGATCATACCCTTCTTATGATGCAATGAATTATGAACCAGATCAATTAATAATTACAAGAGAAACAAAAGCACCTCCTGTTGCTCCACCACCTGAACCAGATATTGATACACCAGAGACACCAAGTATTCCCAAAGCAGAAGGTGATCCAGATTGTCCAGGCCCAACATCCTTACGAATTGGTGCAGTAGGGCCTAGTGAAAAGGAAAAAGTGATAGGTCATGAATTACAAAAAACACCACAAGGAAATCTTATATGTGTAGAATTGTATGAAGATATTAATATAGTAGAACAATATCTACCCTCCGCACAGGTTGCAATGACTACTGCATCTATTGCAGGAGTGGCTGGTGCATCAGCACTATTAGCAAAACCCCTAGCAGATTTACTACTAAGGGTTTTTAAACCTGCAATCAAACAGGTATTGACTAAAGTTAATAAAGCACTTGGTAAGACTCCTTATAAACCTACTCAAGCTGAACTAAAAACAAATGAGTATCGTGTGAAGAAAGGTTTAGTTGGAATTAACTTTGCAAAAGATCATGCTAAGAGAATGAAATCTGAAAAGAAGAGAGAGAAAGAACAACAAAAAAGATTAAATGATTTTAAAAAGAAATAATTAAACCTTTGCTTCTTTAATTGCCTCGACAATAATCTTTTTTAACTGTCTACTTTTCTTTCTACCTAAACCAGCAGATGTATCAATCTTGACTTTAACCCAATAAAGTCCAATCAATACTAGAGTAAATGGAATAGCATCTGCCCATGATATCTCATTCCAAGCATCTACTACATTTAACATTGAAAAAATCATTTAGGAACCTCCTGTCTATAATCGCCTGGTGTTGTACTTCTTACGACACCACCTGTTGATGTAGGTAGCATCTCTGCCAGAGCACTACGAACTTCCTCTCTTACTATGAGTTGAAGTTCTGTTTGTTTTGCTTTGATTCTTTTCTCAGGCCCACCAGTTGCCTGATCAACGGCATAATTACCACCCATAAAAGTACCGCCACCTATTACAGCGACGGCAGTTCCTGTACTAGTAATCTTTTGTAAGTCCATTACTTCTTACACTTATACTTAGCAAATGCTGCAGCAAGAATTAATACTAGTGCTGCTAGACCAATGCCAGTACCTACACCAATACCTTGTGGTTCTGGTTCGATAAGTTCCTGAATAGCAGGTACTTCTTCTAACATTTTTGTTGCTTCCTTTGGTATTGGAAGGTCTTTGATGATTGTTTCCATAGTTTTTATTTAGAAATTAGGAATACCCAAACCACCACCAACAGGAGGAACTGCAGCTGAATCATCAGAAGGTGGGAGATCAGAACTACCTAAAGGAAGTGCTCCTCCACCCATTCCACCAAGACCTCCGAGAGATCCAGTAACTGCTTCCATAACTTGAGATTTAACTCCATCAATGATGGATGCCCTATTGAGATATACGTATAACCCACTACCAACAACGGCACCAGATACAGCGAAGCTCGTAATAGCAAGTACATTAATAATTTTCTGCATTTTTCTTTTTCAATGGTTGGAGTGATTTATTTATAAAGGACTGTTTGTATGCATTGTAATAATCAACAACCCCTGCACTTGTGACATACTTCTCACACCACTCATCAGCACATTCATAGATTGCTCTGATGTGACCCTCATTACCGTACTTGTTCATGAGAATTTTGAGTACGTCCTGTCTCAATTTCAGTGTTGCTTCATCCATTACAGTAAAATTGCACCAATAATAAATCCTTTTGCAAATATAATACACTGAACTTGATAATCTGTCAAGTCGAATTTCTTTTGAAACTTTTCAATAAGTTTCTTATCCCATTCGACTGCCTTATCAAATGCTCCTTTAAGTTTAGACATTAGATTCTCCGTTTAAATAATTTCTCCGTTGTTCCCAAGTCTGACCACTAGTGGAACCCTTACAAGGATTTATACATCTTTCATCCCCATTATCATTACATAATAGTCCTGCAAGATCATGAGGACAACCCACTTTGCCTGTGGCCCAATAGAATTGGTCATCCAACCAACGTGCTGAACACAAAGGACATTGTTTGATCACGATTCTATTCTCCACACTTGGGACATGGTTCAGTTTTCTTTCTTTCATTTGCTTGACCTGCCTTTTCTGCAGCATACAGTGCAAATGCTTTAGTGGCAAGCCCATTCATAGTACGTTCAATACCTTCTCTGGTTTCTTGAGTACACTTATCAGTAATAAAACAACCAGCAATAGTAGAAGATACTATTGCCAATTCAAAACCAACCACAACAAAGATAAGTCTAAAGACCCACTTGAGTGATTGTTCCATTATTCTAACAACGTTCCAAGACGACGACGAATCACTCTTAGTTGCTCAAAGTCCTTCTGTTTTGTACCACCATCATACCCCCATGCGTACCCTTCGTCAATCATTAATTCATTTAATGAAATAAGATCTTCACCAATATAGAGCCAACCAAGAAGCCTACCATACTTCCCAACGCCACCCACAAGTTCTGTTCTAATAGTGAGTTCTTCATCTCCTGCAATAGCATCCTCAAGTTTTTTCTTTAACCAATTAGTAGCATCTATTCCTAGTGCCTTCTCCTCCAAGTCTCTTGTTCTCTTCTCTGGCGTATCAACTCCTGCAACTCTAACTCTTTCTTTCTTGAATAAATCAAACCCAAGATCAATGGTGACATCAATAGTATCCCCGTCAAGAACACGATTAATCTCCGTCACTCGGAAGTTGTAACAAGACTTCCTGCTTGGTGGGGTCATTGCTCCCATAGTCGAACTCCATATCTTCTAATGCTTTATTTATAGAATCCTCTGGATTAGTCCTAGTTTTTCTTGATTCATGATCTCTTAATTTCTCTATCCACTGATCTGTAGGAAATGAATGACCCATGTGTGCTATATCAAACGGATCATCATCTCTTGTATCATATAATGTAACTGTATGAGTAAAAGCATCTGGAAACTCTTCATCAAAAGATTCATCTGTTATTCCTTCAGGTTCTCTAACTAATACCTCATCCCAAGGTGGACAATAGGTAGGTTCACCATCTAAACGAGGACTACATGCTTCTGCCTTTGGTGCAAAATATCCTGCTCCAATAAAAGCAACCGCTATCGATCCCAAGAGACCTATAGCAGCAA